ATACTATAAGTAACATCTACACCTATAGCAACAGTTAAATTATACCAATTATAATTTAAATAATGAGTAGTGTTAGATGAGTTTGGAGTTAATGTATAACCAAATCCCACCCCATCAGGTGCTAAAGTTGAACTTTCTGTTACAGGTTGTAATCCTGTTGTCAAATAAAAAGCATTAGTTAAATCCTCACTATAAGTAATTAAATTAGTCTTCTGTGGCTCTGCTAATATATGTGGACAACCTCCTCCTGTGTAGTCTATACGAGGTACGTTATCTCTTGTAACTTCTTTTACTGATATGTTGTCAATATCAAAATCAAATCCTGAATAACTTCCATTTCTTTTTATTGTAAATGTAGTGCTACCTACCGATTGTATTATAGTTGTATAAACACCTGGCCCTCCTGATATGTCTACGGAATAAGTTCCTCCTCCACTTAGTATCTGTATTCTTCCCGCTACATATCTTGTTATTTCAAATACTAATTTATATGTTTTATTTGTAGTCAAAACACTTTGGGCTATACGACTATTAGTGTTTGTTCCGTTATCTAAAAATGTAGCAACACCACTTTTTATAGTTACCAATCCTACTACAGTCCAATCTGCTCCTACTTCTTTTACTGATACACTATGTATTTTACCACTTGCTGAACCTGATGCTACAAAACCAAAATTAGCATTACTATCAATTTCTGTAAAATATCCTATAACTGTTTGTCTGCCTGTTGTTGTTACTGTTAATACATCTTGTGCTGAAAATGACTTAGCAACAATAGTTCCTGAATCAAGTTCAATATCTAGTGTAACCTTATATGATTTTCCTGAAACTGTACTTATACCTTGAAATACATAACTACTTGCACTAGTAAAATTTAATGTACTTGTTCCTGTATCTATACTCCAACCATTAGAACCAACTTGATTCCAATTACTATCAACTGAAAAATCTCCATTTGTAACTTTCTCAGCACCCTCTTGACTAAAATCACCATCTGCAACTAATTCACTTCCTATAATCTCAGCATAATTTACTAAACCATTCTCATCTACTCTTGTAGCAGCAGTTGCTCTAGTAACATCCATATCAGCTGATGTGTATTCTTTTACTGATATGTTGTCTATTGAACCGACAAAAGTAGCATCGGCATTAATTTGACTTCTTGGAAAAGAAGTAGCTTGTGCTTTTATTTCTTCCGTATAAGTTCCGTTAGCAGTACGAACTGCACCATATCCTGTATTTCCTAATTTAATACTAATTGAACCACTTGAATAGTTTGATATAGTATATTCAACAATATAAGTAACATTATTAACCACATTATTTAATAAAGGAGTTAAAGATGTAGTACCTGTTTGTGAACCATCACAATTAGCAGTTCCACCTGAAATAGTCCAACCTGTTCCCTTAATCCAATCACTATCTGTTGTAAAATCCCCATTAATAATTACATTAGCACCCTCAGTAGGCACGGGAATAACTGCATACAATTCTCCTGCCTTATATCCGTTTGGAGTTACTACTATACTAACATCATCTAATAAACTCATCCTATATTATTTAAAATTACTAATTGAGCATCTAAACAAGCCTTAGATTCAAACACACCACCATCTGCAATTACTCTAGCCTTAAAAGCATTAACTAAAGCCTGTGTAGGCGTTACACCCCCCTTGTTACTTGAAGGTAATGATATTCCTAGTGATAACTTCATTATTTAGTAGCATCACCATCAGATTCTCTGTAGCCAAATCCTATACCTGAAGTAAGAGTTATAGCTGTTACTCTCATAAACAATGTTGTTCCTGCAGCCATAGTCTGTCCTGCTAATGCAGTTTCACCTGTAAAGTTTGCAGCAACAATAGAAGTTATAACTGATTCTACTGGAAAGAATACACAGTAAAAGTCTTTTCCTGTCTGTGCAGCAGTTGTGAAAACTTCATGCCCTCCTCCTTTTCCAAGCATCTCAAGTAGTAATGTATTATCTGTATCAAATGTACTCATTTTTTTATTTTTTAATTGTTATATTTTAAATATTTTTATAATTGTAGCTACTGCTATGCCATAAATTACCCACATTGCTTTTACTAAAACCTTTCTCATTGCCGTATTTCTGTTAACTCTAGCTGTAACTCCTGTATCTGGATTTAATAATTTATCAGTCAACCTGTCCAACTTTGTATCTATGCTGTCCATTTTTTCATTAATGGAGTTTATATCTTTTTTCATTGAAACTAATTCTTCTTTAGTAGTCATTAGAATGCAGTTGTTTGTACTGTCAGATTTATATAAATAGAAGAACCTTCACCACCTGTCTCTTTTACCATTGGAAATATAATATCTCCTGCAGCTATAGAAGAAGTTGTTATGGTCGATTCATTTATTCTAACTAATTTGTCATTACTACTAAGACCAGTTACATCAATTTCATCAATTACAATAGGAGTAACAGCAGTAGTAACTCCTTCTACTGGAGTTATTTTACATACAGCAATAGTAACTACTCTTGCACTATTACTAGTAAGCCATCCACTAATTGTAGTAACTTTAGCATTTTCAGGTATAATACATCCCTGTCCTATTCTAAAGTAAGCAGTAGGAGTTAGACTACCTGATGCTACAACACTATTACCATAATTAACAGCCATTTCGAATGGAGATTTAGTGTCAGCTATATCCTCACCATACTTATAATTTAAAGTTCCAGTTATATAGCCCTGCATCTTATAATCAGAAACACCCATAAGAGCTTTATTTTGCCAAACTAAATTTCCATCGAAATTCGTAGCAGAAGTACCAAAATCTTTGCTTAAAACTGTTTCATTAGTAGCAACTTCAAATCCTTTAGGATTATGTCTATTAATATCATTTAAATTTTTATGTTCGTTTGCAGCCATTAATTTATTTTTTTAACATTCTGGACAATAATTCTTCCAACTATCATAATCTCTTATAGGTCTTGCATATATGCTGTCATACATTATAATACCATGATTTTTATATGTATTTGTATTACAAGGTTTATTATTTGTGTAAGTTGGATAGTCAGCACTATTATCTTTATCGTTTAAATAATCTAACATATCCTGTAAATATATCTCAGACTTTCTGTATGTGTCCTGCTTGTAAGCATTTAGTTCTGAAGGGTCAATGATTGTAGAAAACTCATCAATATTATGTACAATTCCCATACTACTACTATTACTTTGTATCTCATTTATAACTTCAAATCTAGCAAACCAACATAGAGTTCTAATTAAAAAATCATCCATTAAAACTTTATTTGCAGCAGATAAAGTGTTATCATTATTTTGTGTCTTTAACTCTTCATAGAACTTTTTGCCTATAGCAGTCTTTAAATGTGCTAATTCAGATAGTAATATCGTATTAGTAGATATTAAAGCAGGGTCAGTATTAGCATTAGTAAAACTATTACTTATAACTTCTGAAGAGGTTGCTAGTGTTTTATATCGATTTACATTTGCCATAGTTATTCTTGTTTTTCAGTTACTGTTAAGTCTCCTGCATCATCATCACCAACTCCATCAGCATCATCATCTCTTGTTACTATTATTTGCTCTCTATCTGTTAAAAACATATCACCCTCTTCTAGCATTGGTAAATCTTCATCTAACATTCTTCTTTGCTCATTAATAGTAAGCACCTTAGCTGGGTCAATCTGTGTAGCAAAGCTAATTGGTGGCTCATAATGTATTATTAAGTCTTGTGGCAAGAAACCTAACTCTTTAAATAAAACATCTTTAATTCCATTTAAAAGTAAATCAGAAGTATCTTTAATTACAGTAGTCATAGCCAAATCATATGCAATCCTAATTTCACTACCAGTATTATTCATTTTACCACTTGATACTAAACCACTTAATGATGGTTGCCATCTATGAGCAGTAACAATGTTTTGGTCAGTAATTCTCTGTAAATCTATCCAACTACCCTCTTGGTCATCTTTTATAATAGAAACATTTGCAGCAGAAGTATCTCCATTCTTAACGATAAACATAATTTTACCATTATTTCCCTCTCCAACAAACTTTTTCTGTGCTTCGTGTACTAATTTCTTCGCTTCTTCTTCTCCCATATCTCCACTAATCTCAACAATAGCAGATGGTTGGAAACCATTTTTAAATTTTGTGTGATTCCATTTACCAATTTCATAATCAACAGCAATATGCTCTAATGCAGCAACATAATCTGGTAACCCATAAAATGAAAAAGTAGGCTCGTAATCTTTAAATTGAAGTATAAACCTATTTCCTCTTACTTCAGGGTAAATAGGAATTATATTTAACTTATCTTTCATTGTATTGTACTTAGCCCAATCAGGGTGTACATACGCTTCTTTCTTGTTTTTAGACATCCTAACAGTAGTTGCATCTACATGATATAGATTTATACCACCATCATATAAAACTCCTTCTAAGTAAGCATTACCAAAAGTATAATAGTCATCTGCTAATTTCTTGAAAATCATTCTTAATGATTCGCCATCAGCATTTACATCCTTAATGAAATCTAAAACATCTTCATTATTACTAACAAATTTAGCTCCACTTGTAAATATAGTCTTTTGAGCCAGTACACTTCTATGCGTACTACTTTTTCTCTTTAACTCTGCTAAATACTGAGGAAATAAGTTGTTAGTGCCGAATGGAATAAACTTAGTCCTAATCTTAGAGATGTCTTGAGGCTCTTCTATGTTTTGAGGTACTGCTAAATTAAAAACCCCAAATTCAAACGTACTACTCTTTTGTGTCTGAAGTTTCGCTTGACTTTTTCTTTGTTTTCTTTGGCTCATCTTTAGTTTTTGTAGTTGATACTTTTGTTACTAATGTAGTCATTCCTAAGTCCTCATAAGCATAAGCTAACTCTTTTTGAGTAGCTGTAGCCCACTTAATTACAAAACCATCCTTGAAAGTTTTACCAGATGATAATTTTGATTTATATTCTGCCATAATTATATATATTTTTAAGTGTGATAAATCTACTATATTTTTTCCACAATCACACATATTTTTAAAAAGATATTAATAGGAAAATGTTTTAAACTTTTTACGAATCAAGTTCAACCTAAAAATATACCTTTATTATTATGCTCCTGTTGTTGCAGTTAACGCTGATGTATCAACAGTAATTGTACCCACATACTTTCTAGGTAACTCAAACTGTCTTGCCATTAAATTTACAGTAATTCCACTTTCATCAGAGAAAGCAGCACCTGTACCACCTTCTATAGTAGACATATTTAAAAAAGTCTGACTTTTTGCAGCCACATCCTCATTTGCATACTTAGCACTAACACCAAGAACCCAAGCGTTATCATTAGTATCAATTGCTATACCCATCATACATTGGTCAAGAGTTTCTTGCATTGCGTGAAAAGTAGCACTTTCTAGTTGAGGAATCATAAATGATAAACCA